CCAGAAGTGTTCTTAATTTGCCAACGGTCTACGGAATAAGAATTATGGGCTGTAGCTGACGCACCACGTTGATACACCTCTGCCGCACCATTAATCACAAGGTTCCTGTTTGACAACGCCGTCTGCGAACCAATCAGTGCGGCGAGTTCTGCTGCCTTACTCATGCGAGGTCTCCGTGAACAATAGTATTCGCAATATTGCCTGTGCCACTGCTTGTACTATGGGCAACGTACAGATGACATTTGTAAGCACTGCTGCTGGTATAATCTACAGCGTTTAGCCTGTTAGCATTGCCATCACAGTTACCACTGACAGCGTAACTGACACTCCCCATAGCGTTCGTTAAAGTAATAGTCCATGTATTCGGTGCATTGCCACCTTCATCGGTAGTGCTGGATACGTTAAGGCTATCCTGAACCACAAAACTTTGATTGATGTGATTCCACGACTTTGCACTGCCCCCTGCAACAGTAGACAGACCCACGCTGTTGTTCCCGCTGGCATCCTTTAATGTGTTTACTCTTAGTTCGCTTGCCATTATGCGAGGTCTCCGTTAACTGCACTGTAGTTTACTTGGTCAGATGCACTGCCTAGAGTGCTATTGCCCCGCTGAAAAACTTGTACTTTGTATGAACCAGCGGCTTGACTATCCCTGTTTGTTGCAGCTAAACCGGCAGAGTGACACGATGTGGTGATTGTGTAATTTAAACTGCTCATATTGTTAGTGAAGGCATAGGTGTAATCACCTGTTCCGTTATCAGTACCACTTGCAATGTTGAAAGAAGACGGTAAGGCAGCAGAATTAGAACCGTGAGCATATGCTTTCACTACGCCTGACTGCAATTTCATCGTAGCCGTACCCTCGCCGGTAATCGTGATATCACCTGCGCTGGTTACACCTGTGATTGTATCGACTTTGAGTATGCTTGCCATTATGCGAGGTCTCCGTGAGATGTGCTGCTAACTCTGCGGTCAACAGCCGAATTAGCTTCCTCTAATTTTACAGTGTAATCAGTGGTGTTGCGGCTATTGTTGTAGACGACAGCATTATTGTTTTGTGAACAATTTCCATTCACAACGGCTTTGTTATCACTCATGTTGTTAGTGTAAGTATAAGTATAATCGCCGGTTCCGTTGTCTGTAGTGCTGGCAATATTAAGACTGCCAATATCTTCAGCGTTTGATTCTGCGATAATAAATGCTTTAGTCAACCCCTGCACAACATTGGTTGTAGCACCCCCGCCTTCAGCAACAGCAACAGCGTTGTTGGCGACCTTTACATTCGTGCCACCAGAGCCAGCCTTATCTACAATGGTATCTACGTTAAGTTGGCTGGTCATACGATGCTCCAATATCCATTAACAGTGACGGTGGCAGACTGGGTGATCGGACCACCGCTTACGCCATTCTCATCGCTGTCGATTGTAATGTCCGCACTGATCGTTTGACCGTTAAGCCGGATAATCGAGTTATTGCCCTTGAACGGATACCGCGTGTCAGCTTCCGCCTTGGTGTAGCTGTTAGCTACAGAGAAGACATCGTAAACCACCATCTCAACGACATCGTTCAAGCTGGCCGCAGTCACCAAGATAATGCTGGTGCCTGTCGTGCTGGTGTAGTCGGTAACGGGCTTCAAAAGCACACCGTTTTGGTAAACATCCAAATAGTTGCTGTCTGGGTAGCTCAGTACCTTCGCATCAGCATCCGATCCGCTGAACGTAGTCTGACCCGCCGTTGCCTGATACAGGTAACGATTACGAACACCAACTGATGGGGATTTACCAATATATGATGACATTAATCCGCATCCTCTATAGTTAGTGTACCTGCATCAACTTGGCGCATGATTTCGTCGTAGTGTGCGTTTCCAATGGCTAGAGGAACAGTGTACCCCACCCCATCAATATTAGCCTTGATAGCATCATTCTCGCCCGTCTTGGGATGAGCCATGTATTTTGCAGAAGTAATATTCATTTCATCCATCTCACAACTCCGCATCCAACTGTAGGTCTGCCGTCGTAGCATTCAAAACATAAGCAACCTCATCACTGATACCACTGCCAAAATTGGCCCTAAGTTGTAAATTAGCCGCGCCTATAGTTGCATACGTCACAGCCGTGACAGAGTTTGTGCCTGAGTTTGTGTTGCCTGACCTGTGAAACTTATACCCAGTATCAGGAACTGATGGCTCTGCCCTCATTGACGTAACCAAAGGAACGCCTACGGCAATGCTTGCCGACCCTACGCCATTCCCTGCAAAATATGCGGAGTTACCCACCACCTGAAAGTATCTCTGACACAGAGTCAGTTCCTCGCCGAAGCTGCGGTGTTCAAAGTCTGATGCGTTCTCGCCAAGTTCAAGCTGCACTCCGGTCAGATACCAATTATTATCTGTACTACTTGCAAGGTTTACGTTTAAACCAGCAGCACGGTTAGCAGATACTTCCGAGGCCCAAGAAGTTGCTAGTGTGCCGCTTGTATAGGTGCTACCAGCAGCAAGCCACCAATTTATTTGCAGACTCCTTGCGTTATCATTATCAAATGCGCCAGTAGTATCTCCGTCAAAAGTAAGAGTTTTGTATTCAAAAGTATCTGCTTGAGAAATTGTATATGTCTTCGCAATATGCCTTGTGTTGTCTTTATCATTCAACTCAACAACGTAAGTTCCGGTTAGACTTGACCGTACCCAAAAAGATAATGTTACTTTTTCCGCAGAAGACGTTCCCTTTTTTAGCTCTTGTAAATCTTGACCTTCTATACGGTATTGACACGAGATTTGGTCTGCACTGGTAATACTTGTATCTGCTGTAGTGCAGTCAAGTCTCCAACTGCTCGCAAAACCAGCGCCTGATGGCACAGTAGAACTTTCTAAAATTCTATGAGTGCCAGCACCTGATAGCCCTAGTCGAAACCTATCTGGGCCACCGTAACTTGAACCTGTCAGGCTGCTAACGGTGCCTCTCTGAACAACTTGCATGGCTCCGTTGATGATAAGATTTCTCCTACCAGTGTTAAAGCCCATACCTTGTGGTCTTACTGTTGTCAGAGCCATGCTAGTTATCCTTATGCGTAGGGAGAGTCGCCAAGTACAGACGTATCCCAAGCCGCCTTGAGTTTAGCAATTGTGTCTGCGTCTGTGATCGCCTTCGCCGCTGGTGCATCACGCAGCTTGCCCTTCTTGGTCACTGACGCGGCCTTTGCATCGGCATCATCGGCTTCCAAAGCCTTCATATACACAACATCTTCTGCATCAAGCAGAGGTGTCCGTACTTCGCGGATTTTGTCCTTGAAGATTTCCTTGGCGGCTGTCATGTCTTCTGAAATAACAGAACCAGAAAGTGACCACGCACCACGGAAGTGGCGGTCTGATGGAACGGTAGCAGTTGAAGCATCAATCTGATTACCGTCTTTATCGACTATATAAGTTGTTGTCATAATACGCTCCTATGCGGCAACAGTTTCATCAGTGGCTAGGTCTTCACTTATCTTCCAAGCATTGCGCCACTCACGAGTCGCTGGAAGCTGTTCCTTGCGGCATATTACCATTTTTGGCTTGTTTCCGCTATCATAGTTACGCCACACGCTTTGTGGGCAATCTTTCATAATCAAATACTCAATGGCCTGCTCTTCGGTCATCGCCTCAATAGGCTTGGTGTTGTGCAGCAGAAAGCCACGAGTGTGCTTCGTGAAGCCCTCTTCGGCTTCGTCTTTGGCTAGTTCCCAGTACACTTCGACAGGTGGCAGGATACCGCCCTGTAACGCACAGGCCATCCAGTTAGGGTCAGGAACTAGTATCTTTGCACATTCATCTACACTGTCCTCATACACTACGCGATAGTCTGACTGCACACCCTCAAGGTTCTCTTTGGCCCAGCAGAGCCTATCCCATAGATGTGTGCCTTGAAACTCTGGGGTCACTGTCATGCGAGGTCTCCTATAGAAGCAATACAACATTCACTAGGGTTAAAAACTGTCTGTTGTGCGTACTGTGTATCTGCCCTAACCTTGCTTGTTAATTTTCCGTCTGTTGGAGTAGCTACGTTTGCTAGGGTATTATTTGATGTAGAACCACCACCCCCAGTAGGGCAGGCATAAGTTCTCTGTGCAAAATTATTAGTGTATGTAAAGTCGTGTCTACCAGATTGAACATCTGTAATGGACGCAATATTAATACTCTGCTCTACTACAGGGGTTTCAAGATTTGCTTGAAACCAAGCCCGTGGGCTACCCGCAACGATATACTGCGTATCCAGCGAACCTGCGGTGCTGTGTTCTAGGGTATCTGCTTTGATTTTACCTAGTGCCATTATGCGAGGTCTCCTTCAATACTTGCATTTAGATACTGAGCATCTTTAGCAGTAGTGTTAGACTGCATTGAATACGATTGATAGTGACTTGTTGTATTTACATCATTAAGCGATTGCCAAAAACAATCTCCACTACTGCTGTTTCTAACGCCACCGATACAAGTATAATTAGCACTCGACATACTGTTGGTTAAATTGTTTCTCACATATCCCGTTCCAACATCAGTAATGCTTGCAACATTGAATGTGTCTCTTACTGCAATCGTACCTGTACCATTAACCAGAGACCAAGACTTCGCCAATCCCTGTTGCAGATTAGTAGTCGTGCTATTACCTTCGCCTGTTACAAGGATAGACCCAGCGGTGCTTGTGCCAGTGAGTTTGTTTACTAATATCTCACTCATGCTAGGTCTCCAAACTCTTGGATATAAAAGTACAACGAGTCGCCACTAGAACCGTTTTCACCTGAAACACCAGACCAGTATCCGTTTCTTTGCTGTATAGAACCCGTTGCCTGTACAAAATTAGTGTTGTTAGTCTGCGAAAACTGGTTGTCTTCAGATATGTTTGTGTGGGCGTGTGAATAATTTGCATCATCAAAAGACGAAGTAAAACTCGTCGTATAGTTGCCTGTTCCGTTATCAACGACGCCACTTACATTGAAGCTGTCACGGGTAGCAATGGTGCCGGTGCCATTCAGGTTAAGCCATACCTTCGTTGCACTCTGCTTCGTCAGCGTAGCCGCACCGCCGCTGGTACTCTGGATGGTATCTGCCTTTAAGGTACTCATAGCGTCACCAATGTTCCACCGCTTTCAACGGTTAATGTAACACCAGAAGCCACAGTAAACGGGCCAGTTACATTGGCGTTCTCTGTAGCAAGGATGGTTGTATTTGCTGTGAGGGACTGTGCGTTGGTACGGAACAAGCCGCCAGCCTTAAACGTACCCTTGTTGCCCTCTGGCGGCACAATCGAGCCTGCCTGCGGAGCTAGGTAATTTACGAAGATGTTACCCGTGCCAGAAGAAGGCGCGGCAGTAAATGTAAGCGTTGTGCCATCCGGCACCGTATATGCAGAAGCGGCGTCCTGAATGACGCCGTCAACAGAAACCAAAATGTCCTGCTTAGAGGATATAGTGGTGTTTAGCGTAAACGTAGTATCGCTACCGTCACCGTTAAACTGCTGAACAGCCTTAACCGCCTGATAGTTTACGGCTGGTTTATTACCCTGATACGCCATCAGCTACCCCTTATGTTATATCCAGATGGCTCATCACAACGTCTACACCAGACGCCGTGTCACAAATCACCTTGATAATATCCCCCGGCTCCATGACCACCTTCTGATCCCCGCCAACAACAACTAAACTGCCGCCTACCGGAACCGGTGCATCCTTCACCAAAAATACGTTGTCCTCCGCACCAGATGTGCGGCCTGCTGCCAAAAGCTGTACGTCCACAGTGACCTGTGTAGTCACAATGTTGGCGCAGGAAAGACCGATAACGGTTGTCTGCGTGGAAGAAGGACAAGTGTAAATATTAAGACCGCTCGTCCCCACCGCTGTTTGTGTCTGACTTAAAAATGTATTTGCCATCTGTTACCCCAGTGCAATAGCTAGTGCGACTGCTGACCCAGCCTCATCTACGTTTAAGTTTGCCCGTGCGGCAGAAGCAGAGCTAGCTCCTGTACCGCCGTCCGCAACGGCTAGATCAGTAATTCCTGTAATTGTACCGCCGGTGATCTTAGCACTTGATGTACT